CGTTTTGTATTCTTTGAATGCGTTGTGACAGACATAACACATTTGTGTCATCTCCAGCACCCACAATAATCATACCCGCAGTTAATACAGCGTGCAATCTTCATTCAATCACATCCGTTTCTATTTCAACCCAAAGGTTGTTAGTAACGTCGTTAACTTTTGTAAACTTGACATTAGCAGGTCGCCATGTCCATTTTCCGTCTCGTTTTACTCGCCAATATAGTTTCGCCATGTATACACGGTGTATACACGAACTATATCAATATGCTGTAATTTCAGGTTCTTGTAATCCTACAAGTGCTTCAGCACCCTTCAATAATACTTGACTAACGGCCCATCCCACAGGGTTGGATCCGAATGGCCGATATGGCATAATCTGATAATCGTCTGACGACATCTGCGGACTGGCGTCCTGGCTCGGTGTCGAATTGCGCCCTCGTTCCGGGCGCTCGACTACCGATACTGTCGATTGAAAAGATGGATTCGAGGGGCTGTCGCACTCAATAATCAAACCACTAATTTCAAAATATGAAGTCATTCAACCCACTCCTGGTCACAACGTTCACAAGTATGGTGAAAGATGGGACGTTCGAATTCATGGTCATCGACCATGACGACATTGACTTTGTTCGAGGAACACTTTGGACACACGTTATTCACTTCGTTGTTTTTCTACGTGTGTTTTTTTTCTTCGAAGGAACTCCAACCAATTTCTTGGTTTCCTTCTTTTTATCAGTATAACGGTAACGCACAAGCTTACCGTCTTTTTTGAAACTCTTTCCGTAATTGTAAGCCATCAGAAGCACACCCCTGACACTTTAGTGATCACGGCATCTGAAACTCCCATTAAATGGAGGAGGCCAACACCGAGGAGGTACTCCAAACGGTTGTTTTTCAGATGATTAAGCATTGAACCTGCGGTAAGAACAGGCTTAACTGTTTCAATGATTTCAGGAGCTGCATTCATAATCTTCACATCTCCGTCATTGGTTCACAAAGATATCCTCTATGAGAACCCGGTATCATATCTATTTGAAGAAGCAAATTCGATTCAGAAGCATCGATTGAAGGAGTCCAATCAATCGATAACAAACCGCATGGGAAATTCCCACCCTTCAGACGTTGAATTCCAACACCGTCAGTAAGATTACTAGCGAAAATATTCACAAAATCGTGAAGTTCCAATCCTATTAGTTGGTTAGCACCACCTGGATATTGTGTATCAGTGTACACACCACCGAGAGGGTTTTCACCATTCTCGAATGGGTAAGGAGCGATATTGTTCTCAGTGACCATATCTTGAACAACTAAATTGTCCTGATCAGTTCCCTCATTGAATATGGCTTGCATCCAATTCTCTGGAACTGGGCCAGCTGTATCAACAGCATCTCCAGGAGTATTAGGATCTCTAATATCTGGAAGACCACGAGAAGAAGCATATCCTTCAATCATGGAAACGGCATTAACACCCGATGCACCAAGTCCCGGAAAAGATGGACCTGTTGCGAGAACTTCAAATTCAATTGAAGTACCAGGTAATACAGTATTAGGCGTGACTATCTTGGAATAATTCCACTCGCCACGTTTTGCAGTGTTACCGATTCCACCAGCACCAAACGCCACTGGCAATAAATTGTTAGCAGCACCAGAAAGATGGTGATCAGAATCAGCAAAAACCTTGAAATCCAAAAATCTTGGACGAATAGATTCAGTCTCAGCAAGAGCCTCTTTATTCATTCGTTGCCAAACTCGCATGGACTTTTCCCATGCGTTAGACATTATCCATGTGTTAGGCAATTTCATAATATTAACTGCGCCAGTTTGTAATGAAGAGACTTTGAAACCTCCAACGGCCCAATTGAGCCCTTGGCGATAAAATCGACGATTTACCAAAGAAACAACCTGACTTAAATCGATCCAACTTTGTGTTCGAACACCGGGATCGGATGCAGGCGTCGCAAATGTCAACGTCATAACAGCAGGTTCAATCTTGCTCATGCGCTGCTTTCCCTTCGATTTATTGTAGGCCATGGGCCAAAGGAATAGAACAGGGTCTATAATACCTCGCCCCGTAGCGCCAGCGGTCAATTTAGACCTCCCTTCGTAGCTAGAAACCAGTCCCTATAGTGTGACCACAGCCCCACTTTTCTATCTCCTTCGCCCTTCCACCGGAGGTGAAGGTCTAAAAAGTAGATACATCAGATGTGTACTATTTTCAGTCACATCGACAATATACGATGCGTCGTCCTGACACTTTCAGTGTTCGAACAGGACATTTACATTGATGAGATATCAATTGTTGAACAGATCGTTTCACTTCAAACTGTTTCTGACAGATGCATAACCAAGGTACAACATGCTCTATCGTTTTGTATTCTTTGAATGCGTTGTGACAGACATAACACATTTGTGTCATCTCCAGCACCCACAATAATCATACCCGCAGTTAATACAGCGTGCAATCTTCATTCAATCACATCCGTTTCTA